TGACCCTTCACTGAACGCACAAGTGCTTGTGGATTCATTGGGAAAGTAACAAGACTAACTTCCATTAAGTCTACTTCTTTGATAATACGTTTATTTGCACGCCTATCATATGAAACTTTGTCAGGGTTTACTTTAAAGCCTATTGAAAGACCATCTAAAGCACCCATTTTTAATAATTCGTAGGCTTCTGCTCCTGCTTGTGTTTTAAGAGCTAACCTGCCTTTTACAACAAGACCATGCTCATCTTCTTTTATTTCGTCAAATACACCAATAGGCATATCTGATTTATGTTGATATAAGAGTTTTACACTTTGTGGCTTTTTGCCTTTTAGTGATTTTGCAAATGCACCAGCTTCTATAACATCATTGCCTAAATCTTTGTTTCCAAATACAGAACCATAACCTTCAAATGTTCCATAGTTTTTATCTTCTTCTTCATCATAGTAGGCTTTTATATTAGATTTTATTTCAATAAATGATTTCATATCTGATAGATTGTCTTTTACATCTTCGCCTGTAAGATCAATAAATTCTTCATGTGTTTTACATGGCATATAAACTTTATTACCATCTTCATCATGTGAGTGGGAACCAACACACCCAATCTCTTTAGCACGTGCATTTGCTTCTATGGGATTGTCAAATACATCTTTTCTTATTTCTTGCTTAATTTTGTTTAGTGTTGAAAACCTATGACCAACTATAACATCTGAAGGCTCTCCTGCTTGATATACTCTTATTAGGGCAGCAGGGTCTTCTTCTGTTGCGTTTAGAGTAAAATCAGTATCAGGTACTGCTAATTTTCCACTTTTTACAATTTTAGTTATTTTTCCTCTTGCTCTACCNCCACTAGAATTCCATGAAACCATGTCTCCAGTTTTTAAGGCATCTGCTGCAGCTTTGTTGTCAATAGAATCTTCTTTGTTTAAATCGTACTTGCTAGTACAGACAGCTAATCGTTGCTCGGAATTAATATATTCACTCGCCATAGTGTCATCTCCCATACATCTATTTAAAAAATCTTGCCTGCCTTCATTGTTGTTCGGTTTTGGAATAGGCATATATAACTACATATAGTATCGTAAACATTAATCAGATACAACATCTGCCTCATCTGTATATATTATTATGCATCTGCAATTTATTACGTTTTTTACACCACCTTTTGCATCGCCTGCAAATTCCATGTTAGTACCACCAACAACAAAATTTTCATTCATATCTACAGTCTGACCATTTGCTAAAGAATGTGCAGACCTTGTTCTCTTGTCATTTGTAGCTACCCACCTTTTTTTCATGCTATTGCCCAAGTTTGCTTGCGCTGTTAAATGATAAGCATGGTTGCTATAACCTGCTGCATTGTGGGTTTCTGTTCTTGCTATCAAGGCTGCTCTGCTTCTACTTATAGCTAAAAATTTAGTTTGCACTTGTTTTGCTATCTGCGGAAGTGTTAAACCTTCAGCCCTGCCTGCTTCTATAAGATTACTAATTCTTGTTGCCATCCTGTTACTAATACCTGCTAATATTAGCTGTCTACTATTAAAATATTCATTTACAACAGTTTCAAAATCTTCGCTTCTACCAAAAACGTATGCTTCTTCTTTTTTATTGTTAAAATAATTATCTTCATTATTTTTGTACATGGCTTGGAACACCCTTCTATAGTGAGATAACATAAGAGGTACAAAATCTTCATTGAGTGCGCGAGCGGCTATTGTAGGGTCATATATGCCAAATTCTTTATACAAATACAATTGCACATTTAAAAATTTTCTAAATAGAGTATTTAGTCTTTTGTAAAATCTTTTTTCAAGATTGTTTCTTATTATAAGCTGTTTTCTCGCTTCCTTTCTTGCATTAACCCTGCCTTGCCTAAAAGTTAGGAAACTATTTGGAACTTCAATTTCAGCCATCAGAAGTAGTTTTATTGTCTCTTTCGTTTTGTATTTGACCCCATACTTTTTTTGACCAACCAAAACCTGCATCACCACCCCACAAAGCCCATGCAATTCTACCTGCACTTGGGTAGCCTTCAGTACCTTTTTTAAAGCCTTTGCCTTGTTTGTCTACTTCATGCCTACTAAAGTAGCTGTACATTCTTTTAACAGTATCAGGAGAAAGGTTTTCTTTGTTAGTTAGTTGGTTTGCTCTAGCAACGCCAATTTCAGTTCCACCTCTCTTAAACTCTCTACGCCAATTTAAACCCCTTTGTGCTTCTGTTGCCATTGCATCTGTAGGTTTAGTGTCAATATCACTAATAGCTTTTATTATTTCTATTAATTCTTTATCAATATTTTTTTCATCTTCTTCTTCATAATCTTCTAAGTCATCATCATTAATAGGATTAGTAGCTTCAGGAACAGCAGCATCAGTTAATGGAAACATGTTAGCTGATATGTATAACTCGTCTGCGCCTTCTATAGTTCCTAGACCTAATTGTTCTCTAGCTTCATTACGCGTCATTATTCCTTCTCTTACAGCGCTTGTTACATTTTCATAAGTTCTTTTTCTTCTTTCTGATAAAGCAGGTATAGAGTCAATATCAAACTCTAGAGTTAATCTATCGTCAAACATTGGTATAAGCCACTCATTTAAATCAGATTGCATTTTTTTAAGATGAGGTATTATGGTTTCTTCATATAGGGCTAGTCTTGCTTCAGCTACATTGGCATAAGTTTGTGCATCAGGCACGCCTACAAGCTGCGAGGGCACGCCAAAACATAAAGCAATATCAGTAGCAGCCATATTTTTAAGTTGATGAAAATCCATATCCTTGGGGCTTAAACCCATTTCTTTCCAATCAAAATCTCCTTCTAGAAGCATTGGTCTACCTGCATTACCTGCGCCACTAAATCTATTATTAAGATCAGTCAATAATTGTTGTCTCTGTGATTCTGAAAGGTTTACTGCAAAGCCTGCATCATCTTGTGGTTTAAAAATTACAGCACCACTTGGTCTTGCACCATTATCCAATAAATTTACATTATGTTTACTAGTCATATTGTGTTGATCTACTTCTACAGCAGCAGCGCTTAGAGGACTTAAACCATAATAATCATCTAATGGATTCCATAATTTAATATGTTTTACTTCACTAAATCCATCTACTTGATCTACTGGGTATGTAGCTTGCACTCTACCATTTACCATATATTCATATTTATCAGGTATTGGATTGCCACCGCCTTTGATAGTTATTCTATCAGGTCTTAATTGGTGTAATTCTGTAGGCGCGCCACTATCACTACCTATTTTGAGGACATAAGCATTACCACTAAGAAGCACATAACCGAAAAGGCTATTAAAAAATTCGGAATAAGATTGTAAAGGGTTAGGTCGTTTGAGTAGATTAATAAGGGGGTGCTGTTCAACAATTTGATCTCCATTTTTTATTATGAAAGGTACTGCACTAGCGCCTTTACTTATTTCATTTACACATCTATAAACTATTGCATTTTTTAAATAACCTTCATTAGCTAAATCTGCATATTTATATTTCTTTGTTTGTGTAGTACCTACACCAAAATAACCCATCATATTTGAGTTTTTAACTTCACTTTTAGTATTAAAAAGTCTTTGTAAAAATGTTTTTTCTGCCATTAGCTTATTCTCCAATTTACTTGTCCTTTAGATTTACTTAGCTCGGTTAAACCCCATACTAAAGCATCTAATCTATCAGGACTTGGTTTTGGTCTATCTCCTGTATATGTAGTCATTTGAGACTCCAATTCAGAAAAATACCCAATATGATGAACGCGCCTCTGCTCATATAGTGCTGCAATAGGTTCTGCTCTTACAAGTTTACCTCTTGTAGCGGTTACTGATTTATAAGGAATATTTGTATCTATAGCCCTTAATAATCTTTCCACCAAATCACCACCATTATTTGTTTCTGCAATTACTCTATCTGCTCCCCATTCATAGAAAGCCTTTATTGCTATCTTACCCCATTTATCAGGAGAATACTTCCCTGATATATCTTCTAATACATAATACTCATTTTGAACATCTTTTCCAACTACCATGATACCAGTTTCATCAGAATCTGCCCCACTTGTGACTGCAGGGTCTATGGCTACTATAATTTGCGTATAATCTTTTTTAGTATCAGCAGGTAAACGCGTTTCCTCAATAAGATCATTATTCCACAAAGCACCTTCTAACATATTTAAAACTTCTGCATATAGCTCTTGCCTTCCTAATGTAGTGCCTTCATATTTTTCTTTAAGCATTGCCAATGCGCTTTTAGCTAAATTAGCTTCGTTTTCAAATGTACTACCTGTGGTAACTACAGTGTCGTTTCTTTCAATTAGGCTTCTAATAATGGGTGTTGGTTTAGGGGTAGTAGTAATAATGCATTGTGGGTTGTCTCCTAGCCTTAGACCAAACATTAATTGGTCAAATGTCTCAGGGTATCTCCATGCAGCTAATTCGTCACACCATGCCCTATGAAACTGCGGACCCCTTAATCTGTCAGGCTCTATTGCAGCAAAGCCCATAATTTTTGAGCCATTGGCTAATCTTATTTCTGCAGTATTGGTTGAGTAACTTTTTCTACCTCTTGAAACAAAATAACATTCTTCAGGAATTATAGATAACAAACCACTAGGACCACCAAAACATACACGTCTTAAATCTCCAAAGGTAGGAGCAATCACAGCACTTATGGTATTAGGATTGCGCAAAGCATATAGAGCAATGTCTTGTGCGCCTGTTCTTGTTTTCCCCCAACCACGACCAGCAAGTATTAACCATATGTGGTATTTTTCAGATGGTGTTATCTGTTTTGCTCTAGCTGTAGTAAGCCAATCAGTGTATAGAGCTAGAGTCTTCTTCTCGTATATCTTCGGCGATGCTATCCAATCGCTCCAAAGCTCTTCTGAATGAGTCGCTGTCTTGGACATTTGTATTTACTTCCATGTTATCTGTAGCTTCACCTAGTGCTAATTTAGCTACTCTTTGTGCATTGGTAGCAGCACTGGATAAAGCGACAAGGGTTTGCGGTTGCACATCTTTGTCAGGCGCAGCATTTTTGCTAATCACCTTTCCTATTTGTCCCATTATACCTTTTGCTATAGCGAGACTTGTCCTATCAAAATTAATACTTTCTTGAACTAACTCTTTTTTTCTGCGCGCATCTAATTCAATTAAATAAGAGTCTTGGAACTGTTTTTGTTTAATAGTCCAATCATCTTTTTTTGCATGTTTATAAAGAGTGGGTTTTGGTATCCCATAATCTGTAGCTAACTGATCTATAGTAAATAGCTTCCGACCACCTGTATTTGCTTCTATACCTTGCACGAACTTGTTTCTTATTTCTTCTAATAAGGTTGGTGTTAGTTTTTTAGCTTCTGATTTTTTAACCATAATTTATCTCTATTTATCGTTATTCTCACTTCAAAAGCCCTAAAAGTAAAGAAAAAAGCCCAAAAAGTGCATTTAATTCTGTTTTACTGTTTACATTTATAAACATTAGTATTAAAATTATTGGGTTAAGTAAATAATTATAAGGAGAAAACATTGAATAACTTAAACAACAACTACCCTACATTAACTGATCGCACCTTTGGTGTTGAATTAGAGTTTGTAGGTGTTAGACCACAAGAGGTAGCAAACGTAATTAATGCAACTGGTATTGATTGTTACTTTGAAGGCTACCATCATAATACTACCCCTTACTGGAAGTTAGTTACTGATGCCAGTTTAGATGGTGTGGGTGGTGAGATAGTTAGTCCTATATTAAAAGGCGAAGATGGCGCTAAACAACTAGAGCAAGTTATAGCAGCTTTAGATACATTAGATAACATTAGAGTTAATGTGCAATGTGGTTTGCATGTGCATTTAGATGTTAATGATTTAACAGTAAAACAGATACAAAGTGTTTACGAGAGATACGCAGATTACGAAAGCCAAATAGATATGATTATGCCTAGAAGCAGACGTGGACAAAACAGTAGATGGTGTAGAAGTGTTACTGATGTTAAAGGTCGTATTAAAAATGTAAGAAGTAAAACTAAAGCAGGACTAGCTCATGCAGCAGGTAGATACTACAAAGTGAATTTACAAAGTCTTACAAGATATGGAACTATGGAGTTTAGACAACATAGCGGAACTATTAACTTTGATAAGATTATTAATTGGGTTAGTTTTTTAATGGCTTTTGTTGATAAAAGTGCAAAGCTAACTACAACAAGTAAACCTGTAAGTAATAGTAGAGCATTTGCAAAGGTTAGAAATGCTATTGAAAATGCAGGTTATACAATGGAATGGGATAGAGGTTATAGATTTTGGGTTATAGAAAGTAATGTTATAGATAAAACTTTTACTTTAGAAAATTGGCAGATAACACCTTGCTATGAAGGTGCTAGAGAATCTAGCCTTAACAAAGAAAGCCTAAGAAGATTAATGTATGACAAAGGCTTAATTACACATTTAGACGAGATCAATATTAACAAGCCAACAGTTACTGTTAGTAATGAAGCAGACCATGGTTGGTTAGATGGTGTAGATAATAAAGTCAAAACATTTTACCAAGAACGCGAACTAGAACTTAACTAATAAGGAGATAATATGAAATATAAAATACTAGAAACAAAACCTATTAAACAGATGCCTTACTTATATGGAGCATATGGCAGTAATTTAAATATGGGACAAATGCAATATAGATGCCCTCATGCAGAAGCATTAGGTAGTGTTATTGTTAGTGGCTTTGCTTTAAAGTTTAGAGGTGTTGCTGACATAGAAAAATGTAAAACATCAGAAGTGCCATTAGGTCTTTGGAGAATTACAGATGCATGTGAACGTAAGCTAGATATATATGAAGGCTACCCTAATTTATATCGCAAGGAAATTGTAGATGTGCCTGCATTAAAGAATAAGTTTGGTACGTCACAAGTAATGGTTTATTTTATGAATAGCAAAGACGTATATCCACCATCAAGCAGATATTTTGAAAGTATAGTTAGTGGTTATACAGACTTTAATATGGGAACTGATCCACTGATGTATGCTTTAAAAGATTCGTATAGCAATACTGGTATAGAATAAATAATTTTCTAATCTATTGCAGGAAAATTAACATAGTTTGGATTTGTAAAAGTTTTTGATTTTCTAAATCTTGATCTTTTTCTATTAATTTGTGAATACACACTTGCATGTTCAACTAAACTTGGACAATGCAAATAATATTTAATTTTATGTTCTTTAAAGTAATCACGCATTAACCAATCGTCTGCAGTTGGTGCTTCAGATAGACCTTTCCATGTTTTTCCATATTCATGTATTTTTCCTGACATACCTGCAGGAAGGTAATGACATTGATTCATTAACCAAGTGCTGCCATTTTCCCATCGTGAACCAATTTCTATATCTGCTTTGCGCATTGAAAAAAATTGTATAACATCATTTGGATATTTATCTATAACAGCAGTAACTTTAGGTAAAAATTCTTCAGTCAAAATAATATCATCTTGTATTCTTAGTGAAGGCACAGTTGGATATTCTTTCCATGCTCTCATAAAAGTATCCATTGCGTCATGGTTTTTGTCCCATACTATTTTTAAGTTTGGAATATGAAACTGTAAATACTCTACCAAATGTATTCTTTCTTTCATTGCAGTACATACTATATCAAACATGTTTTTTCCCTATACTAGACCTATAGATGCTTGCTAATAATGCAATCAGCGCCTTTACAGGACGTTGTTTTTGCGCTTTTTTGGGTTTATTAGTGGTTTTTTGATGATTATAAGAATTTAAAGCGCTGACATGCAATGTGTGATAACGCATTATTTCAGTTCTTGAATACACATTTGTAATAATTTTTCCGCAGGGTTTACACCTAAAGCTGATTTAACAGTATCTGCTTCATCTCCACTAAATACTAAATTTAACCTATAAAAATTTGCTTCTTGTACTGCCATCTTTCTTTCTTCTTCAGTTTTTGCATTAGCTACAATTGCTTCAACTTGTCTTTGTCTATTTAAAGCTTCAACAGTTAATGACTTAACCATGACACCGTCAGCAGTAGCATGTTCAACACCTGCAACTCCATCTTCAGAGCTATCATTATCTGAGGGAACCCACGCACCACTCCATTCTTCAGCAGCCATTGCATCAGGAGCAGGTATGTCTTCCAACATTCTTTGTAATTCTAAATCGTCCATCATTAATGAGTCTTGCGCCCAATCCAATGCTCCTAATGACTCTAAATCTCTAAGCACGTTAGCTGTAAGCTCAATATCTTCAGACCCTCTTGCCCTGTTATGTCTTAATGTTGCAATACGCGCTTGCTCCATTGACATAGGGGTTACTACAATAGGTATTTCTGCATATCCTAATTCTTTAGAACAGCGCCATCTATGCTCACCATCAACAATTCTAAACATACCTTTTGTCTCATGTTCTACGCATACAATTGGTTGTGTAAATCCATCTTCAGTCATTGATCTTTTTAGCAATTCAAATTCATCTTCTGATTGTCTATTTGGATTATAAGTATTAGGAACAATTTTATCATGTGTAATATATTGAACATCTAATGCTTTTAAAACTGCATTTTTCTTTTCTACTTGTGCTTTCCCTTTAAATTTAGCCATTATTTACCTCTGCTCTGTTAAGACATGGTGACATTTCCCAATATTTATATTTACCATGATAAAAATATCTACAAAGGTATGTCGTGCCTTTATGGTTTGTGTATTCTTCATCAACTCCTTTTAATTTTATCATTCTTTGTAAAATTGCATATAGATATGGTTGTTCATGACTTCTGATGTACCAGTGTGGCGCTATCATTGCGTAGCTTTTTGCCCATATCCATGAAACTTCATCAATGTGTTTTTGTAAATCTTCCATTAAAACGTAGGTTTTCCACCCCAAAATCCTGAGCCTTTTCTAAAATATTCTGGTTCCATGTGTGGCAAAAATCCTGCTTTAAAACTAAAAGGATCGCCATTCCACATAGATATTGCTAATTTTTTATATGAGCCAATTGGATTTGCTCGTAATGCATTAACTTGTGGAAATGGTATGTTTCCATTAAGTCTTGCATGTTGTTCTAATTGTTGGCGTAAAGCTAGTTTTGATCTTTGTGCAATCCAATCAGGAGCATCATTTATGCATTCACGATGAAAGCACTCTTCCCAAGTCTCACCTGTTCTTCTTCTAGGCATACATGATATTTTACCAAATTGAGTTACAGTTCTTATACCATCTAATCTATGACAAACTTTATCAAACCACTGAGGCCATGCCTTTTGTGCTAGTTGTAAATCAGGTATTCCTGATGTTGTCATTGTAAGAGGTGCTATTCTAAGTTTATTTTTACTACGACCATGTTTAACCATCACATCATAGGCATGGTTATAATCCCATTTAAAATCTTGTATAGCTTTCCAAACATCTCCATCCTGCCAATCATAAATTGGTCTTAAATATTTTACGCCTTCTTTGTTTGCTTTAGTAATATGACCCTTACTTGAAAATAGACCCATTCTTCTATTTGGGCTTTCTTGTACACGTAAACCGATGCAAGCCATTAAGTCTTTTCCTTCAGGCGTAGGAAACCTATCTTTAGTAACTAAAGCATTAATATTCATTTCACTTATTTGATATGCGTAATCAGGTGGTTGTCTTACCCATTCGTCACGAGGTATTGTTTCATCAAATATCCACCAATATGGATTTTTTCTATTAAAAACATTAACTACAGGTTGTCCTGCCCATACGTGATGCATGTTAACTTCAGGTCTTGAAGCAACCCTATCTAAGTATTCATAAGTATTTGGAAATAATATTTCTTCATCGCGATGTATAACATTAATTGGCAGTTTGCCTGCTGCATCTGCTGCCATGATTGCAAGTTCCATACACACAGTAGAATCTTTACCGCCACTCTGTGATATAACTATTGTGTGATCTTGTTCATATAACTCTTGTAAACGATTAAGAGCTGCGTCAAAAACATTAATATTTAATTTTAACTTCATTTTTTTTCTGCGATTACAAAAAAATATTTAGCATCTTTTAAATCATGTTTTTTATTAATAATTTGATTTTTCATTTTTTGTACATCTGCACAATCTGTTATATTTGCTATTCCAAGGATATAGTACCAACTAAAATCATATTTTTCTAGAGCATTTGCAATTTCTGTATAAGTATATGCTTTCGGTATAAATTCTATATTATGTTCTTCAAAACAATGTAGTTTTTTATATGCACCATCAGCATTAATAAAAGTTGATATAAATACACCTTTTGCATTGAGCATATCAAAACTTTTTTTAATAATTTTTAGACCAAAAATATCAGGTATTGAAAATAATGATATACAAAAATCAAATGTATTATGATAATTAAAAATATCATCATGTATAAATTTATATTTTTGAAATTTATTTTTTGCGATACTTAACATACCCTCTGAAATGTCAATGCCTACATAATTACTATCATCTATGTCTAGTAGCTCTAAAAGTAACCCAGTGCCACATCCAATATCTAATATTGTTCCTAGTCCGCTATATGGACACATTTCTTTTATAAAATGGTTTTCAGCTTTGACAATGTTACCCATTGATGTGTCTGAATAATTGCTTTCATAATTTGTAGCAATTTTATTGTATATTTTATCTATATCTTTCATTAGTAGCTCCAGTTACCATCTAGTTTTCTTTCTTCAAAAATTCTTTTTGCTTGGTTATATTCAAACTTAGCTTCACCTATAGAACCATAAAGTCCCTGCTCTCTTATTTTTCTAGTTA